AACACAGTAGGATCATATTTGCTGTGTATAAACCCTCTCTGATTGACTTGGAGTCCTAGTAGTAGGTAACAAGGGGCAAGCGAAAGCAGCCTGAACGACTAAGTGAGAGGGACATCGAAAGGTGTAAGCGATAGTCTGAACTGTGGCTATAACTAAGCATGAAACCACAGAGGGAGATTCGAAGAAGTTTCCCCGCCAGCAATGGTCAGTAGGCTGAAATGCCGAAAGTAACAGGGTTTGAAATGTGAGACGACCCGGAAGGTTCATCGGGACAACAGGCCCGGCTTTGAATGTTGAAGACTTTAATGAGTCTAGCGTACCCGTGACTTTGAGCACTCAATTCCACGTTGATACTCAATTCACCACGCAAGATTTGGCGCTAAGTCTTGATATGTTTAGTGACCGCGTGTTGAAACCCGCTGTTGCAGCTATTGCTAACAAGATTGATCGTGACGGCTTGGTGATGGCCAAGAACAACACGGCCAATATCGTTGGTACAGCTGGTACACCTCCTACAGGTTTGATCACATACTTGACTGCTGCTGCTTACCTTGACGCTGAAGGCGCACCTAGGGATGGCCGCCGCTCATGTATCGTTGAACCTTTCACAAGCGCCACAATCGTTGATTCTTTGAAGGGTCTATTTGTGCCCCAAGAAGCAATTGGCGAACAGTATCGCAAGGGTTTGATGGGTCGTGACTCTGCTGGTATGAACTGGAAGATGGATCAGAACGTTGTTTCACAAACATTCGGTTCTTATTCGACTGCCGTGTTGTCATGCAATACATCGACTGCAACTGGATTCCTAACCTCTGGTTGGGCATCATCTTCAACTATCGCCTTGTCAGCAACAACTGCAAGCGCATCGTTGAACGTTGGTGACGTTATCCAAATTGCTAACGTGTACGCTGTCAACCCCCAGAATCGCCAGGCTTATGGTTCTAACAAGCTACGCAACTTTGTTGTTACTGCTGCCGCTACTGTGGCAACATCAGGCACTACAAGCGTGACTGTTAGCCCTGCCGTGATTACTGCTGGTCAGTTCCAGAACGTTAGCGTGACTAACGCTGGTGCTTCAACAGTAACACCTTTCAACAATACTGGTACTGTCTCACCACAGAATATCATTATGCACCGCAATGCGTTCACATTGGCAGTCGCTGATCTTGAGTTGCCAGAGGGTGTCCACTTTGCTGGTCGCGCTTCTGACAAGGAAATCGGTTTGTCAATGCGTGTGGTTCGTCAGTACACCATCAATAACGATAGTATTCCTACGCGTTTAGATGTGTTGTATGGCTGGGCCCCGCTTTATCCTGAACTCGCTTGCCGTGTTGCAGCTTAATTAACTTAAAGGAAAACTAACATGAGTAATCCAGGACCAGCAACCACAGTCAGCAATCACCCACAAAACTTGGCCACAAACCAAGCCTTGCGTTTGATTGCTTCAGCACAATCCGTTAACTTGGCCGTGGCTGGTGATACAGCCATGACTGTAGTTGATGTGACTAAATTTGTGCCCGTCAGCGTGCTAATCACCAACGGCTTGAACTCTAGTGGATCAACAACCACTATTGCTACGGCTACTGTTGGTGTTTACACAGGGCCAGCTGCTACAGGTTCAACAGTATTGACTACCGCTGCTTTGACTAGCAACACAGGTGGTCCTTATGTGACAACCTCAACCGCGACAAATCCCGCAACCGCTATTTCTAACCCATCTACGATGTATGTCAACGTGGGAACGACAATTGCAGCGACTTGTGACGTATTTGTTTACGGCTATGACCTCACATTTTTACCTTAATTTGTGAGTAAATAACGAGAAAGCCACTCTTAAAAGGGGTGGCTTTTTTTATTTTTCAAGATACAATCAACACAAAGGAGTTTTTATGTCATTACAAACAACAATCCTTAGGGGAAATATTCTTAATTCTTTCCTTATTTACCCAACTTTGACCCCTGCTGCGGTTTCTGGCACACAAACTACACAAACATTTACAATTCCTGGCTTATTGGTCAACGATTTTGTGAATATTTGCTTGCAAGGTGCTCAGACAACTGGTGTTGGTATTGCAAATGCTTGGGTATCTGCTGCTAACGTATTGTCAATTCAATTTACAAATAGCACAGGTTCTTCAGCGACTCCAGCATCGGGTATTTATACTCTTGGTGTTGATCGTTTAGAAGGCACAATTCTTCCAACTAATGCTGTTTAATCATGGCAGGTTCAACAGTCCAACGCAACGCGGGTCAGACGTATTGTCTTAGCGTCACCAATAGTGCCCATGCAAGCACTTTGATTGATGATCAGACAAACGATCAGATCAACTACTGCTCATTCCTAAACACGGGCGCATCGCCCATTGCGGTTAAGTTTGCGAATTATTCGCCATGCCCCGCCGCAACGTTTCCGAGTGATGGAACACCGGGGGATTATGTTTTGCCCGCAGGCATGACATCGCCCCTTATCTTGGCAACCCCAACAACGCCCTTTTACATGACGGCGATCAGTAATAGTGGCACGGCGGGTTTGCTTTATGTAACGGCCGTTGGCGATCAAAGCTAACATGGTTGGCCCTAACAAAACTATTGACCAAAATCTACTGCCCGTTCAGGCGTATTTTGCGGTCGATGGCACGTTTCAGACTTTCATCGGTCAGGGCCAACCTTTCACCGCCCCCATAAGCCCCATTCAATCAGGGCTGACAATCACCAATAGCACGATAGACTCAAGCACAATTGGGGCAACAAGTCCGTCTACTGGGGTTTTCACTAATATCACGACTACCACAGGCACAATTACCACATCGCCTGTCAGTTCAACAGATATTGCGAATAAATACTATGTTGATTCGGTTGCTCAAGGGCTTGGTCCAAAGGCAGCGTGTCAAGTAGGAACAACAACGAACATCACGCTATCAGGGTTACAAACCATTGATGGCTACACAACTCTGTCTGGTGATCGAGTATTGGTCAAGAACCAGTCCACATCAGCACAGAACGGCATCTATATAGCGTCTGCAACGGCTTGGACAAGGGCAGTTGATATTGATGTATGGTCAGAAGTGCCAGGCGCTTATACAGTCCTTTTAAACGGCGGGCAAGCCGATACTGGCTGGGTTTGTACGGCTGCTCAAACAGGCACAATTGGCGTGACGGCTATGCCTTGGGTGCAGTTTTCAGGTAACTCTACTTATTACGCTGGAACAGGCTTAACACTAGCATCCAACACATTCAGCATCACCAATACTGGGGTGACCGCGGCCACTTATGGGTCTGCCAGTCAAACAGTCACGTTTGTGATCAATGCTCAAGGCCAGATCACCAGCGCTACATCGCAAAACATCGCAATTGCAGCCAGTCAGATTACGAGTGGCACAATTTCATCTAGCCTGGTAAGCGGTTCTTATACTGGAATCACAGGGGTTGGCACGCTAACCGCGGGAACTTGGAACGCGTCTACGATTTCTGTACCTTATGGCGGTACAGGGGCAACAAGCCTGACTGGATACGTCTACGGCAACGGCACAGGGGCTATGACGGCCTCCACAACAATTCCGACTACTGCGCTGAGTGGCACGATTACAAACGCTCAATTGGCCAATTCAACTATTTCTGGCGTGGCTTTGGGCGGTAATCTATTTAGTCTGACGATTGGGTCAAATCTAAGCGGAACAAGTTACAACGGCTCTGCTGCGGTGACGATCACCAACACCGCGCCAATGGTTTATCCCGCTGCGGGCATTCCTAGTTCAACTGGTTCGGCATGGAGTACGTCTTATTCGACATCAGGATCAGGATCGGTCATTGCTTTGGCCACAGGTGCAAGCCTGGCAAACCCGACTGTTTCTAATTACGCGACATTTACGCCCCAATCATCTTTGCCCAGTTACGCACAAGGCGAATTGTTTTATGACCAAGCTCAAGATGCTTTGGCCTATTACAACGGGGTCACCAATAATGAATTGCACATTGGTCAGGAAATCCAGTTAAAGGTTTACAACAATACTGGATCAACAATCAATGTTGGTCAACCCGTCTACATTACAAGCACTACAAGCGGTTTTATTTATCCATGTGTGGCTTTGGCCATTGCCAATAGTCTAACCACGGCCAACGTGATTGGATTGGCCAACCAGGCTATTCCGACAGGTACTGCGGGTTATGTGACCACGATTGGGGTTGTTTCAGGTGTAAATACTGGGACTTATACAGTTGGAGATACGCTTTATTTATCGCCTTATTCAGCAGGTTATTACCAGAACACAATACCGCCCACTGGCTATGCGGTAAAGATCGGCACAGTTTCGTATGTGAACTCTAGCGGTCAAATCTACGTCAATAAGAGCAATTTGTCCGTTCAGGCGGGCAATATTGTCGGTCAAGTCGCATTGGCAAACGGCGGTACAAATGCCAATCTTACGGCCGTTGCTGGTGGAATTGTTTATTCTGGTGCTAGTGCGTTGGCGATTAGCGCAGCAGGATCAAGTGGCCAAGTATTGACTTCAGGCGGTACAGGTGCGCCAACTTGGTCAACGCCTACGGCTTACGCCACAGTCACCGATGACACCACAACCAACGGCACGCGGTATCCACTATTTGCCAACCAGACGGCTGGAAACCTTACAACCGAGTACACCAGCTCCACAAAGTACCAATTTAACCCTAGCACAGGACTATTGACCGCCACAGGATTCAGCGGTTCTGGGGCTAGTTTGACCAGTCTAAGCGCATCAAATATCAGTTCAGGCACGCTAGGAATTGCTTACGGCGGTACAGGATTGGGCACAACGCCTACAAATGGTCAGTTATTGATCGGTAATGGTACTAATTACACATTGGCCACAATCACGGCTGGCAGCAACATCACAGTCACCAATGCGTCTGGGTCGATCACGATTGCAAGCACGGCCACTGGCGGGTCAAGCACGATATCTGACGATACAACAACCAACGCCACTCGATACCCTTTGTTTGCCAATCAGACAAGCGGTACGGCCACAACAATCTATACCAGTAGCACCAAATATCAATATAATCCCAGTAGTGGTGAACTGGATGCTCCTGAGATGTATTGCAGCAATGGAATACATAGTAATTCAAACACAGTATCTAGCAGTTATTCAATTCCGGCAAACTCAAATGCGTTGTCATTAGCGCCTTTGAACTTGGCTGCTGGTGTTTCTGTGACGATTCCATCATCATCAACATGGAGACTTATTTAAACAAATCGTTTAAAATGTCTAAAATTCTGGAGATTTTATGTCCAATCTAGTATTCCAAGCCAATAGCGGCGGTTCGGTAACGTTAACTGGTTCAAATACCGCTGGTACATACACCATCACCATTCCAGCAGTCACTGGCAACTTTGTAACGACTGGTGACACCGCAACAATCACAAGCTCAATGATCAACGGACCATTGACAGTCGCGGTTGGCGGTACAGGTGCTGCGACATTTGCTGCCAATAACGTTTTATTAGGCAACGGAACTAGCGCGTTTCAGGTGGTCGCACCAGGCACAACTGGTAATGTATTGACCAGCAACGGCACAACTTGGACATCAACAGCTGCAGCAGCACAGACATATCCTGGCGCTGGTATCGCCAATTCAACAGGATCGGCTTGGGGAACATCCTACACAACCACAGGATCAGGGACTGTAGTCGCTTTGGCCACTACGCCATCCATTACCAACCCAACTGTTACCAACTATGTTGAAACCTTGTATGCACCATCAGCAGGTTCAGCATTCACAATTAGTTTGGCTAATGGAACTGTTCAAGAGATTACTTTAAATGCCAATGGCACAATCACATTGCCAAGCTCTGTGGCTGGTAAGTCGTTTACCATCATTGTGACGTACTCAGGGTCTTACTCGCTCACTTGGGCGGGTGGCGGTACTCTTAAATGGGCGGGTGGAACAACACCTACTGCAACATCAACATCTGGTAAGTATGACATTTTTAATTTTTATTGTGATGGAACTTCGACCTTTGGCTCTGTTTTTGGATTGAACTTTTAATGTTTAGTAGTCGCAAATCATCTGCACCTGTAAGTGGTGGATTGTTATCTAAGTCTTTAAGATTTAGAAGTAGTGCGTCTGCCTATTTAAATAGAACTCCATCATCTTCCACTAATCGTCAAACATGGACATGGAGTGGTTGGGTTAAAAGAGGTTTATTAGGAACACCACAATACACCTTGTTTTCTGGTGGAGTCACAAACACAGATACAGGTTGGTTGGGTATTTTTTTCTATGGCGATACTTTTTATGTAAGTGGATGGCTCACATATTTTTTGAGTACAACACAGATATTTCGTGATACATCAGCTTGGTATCATATTGTTGTTGCATTAGATACAACGCAATCTACTGCTACAAACAGAATAAAAGTTTATGTTAATGGTTTACAAGTTACTGCATTTTCAACTGATAACAGAAGCTCTATAACCCAAAATTCAAATTTAGGAATAAATCAATCAGCAAATCATGCAATAGGAAGTCAATCTTTTGGAACGGCAAACTATTTGGATGGGTATTTAACCGATATAAATTTTATTGATGGCCAAGCATTAACTCCATCATCATTTGCATCTACCAACGCAACAACAGGCCAATGGAGTCCAGCAAAGTACACAGGCACTTATGGTACTAATGGATTCCATCTAACATTTGCAAACACGACATCTACAACCACATTAGGATATGACCAATCAGGCAATAGTAATAACTGGACTACAACAGGAATTAGTTTAAGTGCTGGGGCAACATACGACAGTATGAATGATGTGCCAGTAGCGTATAGTGCAACTGCGGCTAATTATTGTGTCATCAATCCTAATGCCAATTCTGGCCCAACTATTACCAATGGAAATTTAAACCAAAGTGGTTCTTCAGGTGTTAGTCAATATGTAGCATCTACTATGGGGATGTCTGCATCAGGAAAATATTATTGTGAATTAACTTGCGTTACATTAGGTTCTGAATTTTCTGTTGGAATTTGCACAGATCAAGGAAGTTCTAATTATGTTGGAGGTACTTCAACATCTTGGGGATATTACACTAGTGGTAATAAATATAACAATGGTTCAGGTTCTGCTTATGGTGCAACATATACATCTGGAGATTTAATTGGTGTTGCATTTGATGCTGGAGCTGGCACATTAACATTTTATAAAAATGGTACAAGCCAAGGTACTGCATTTACAGGTTTAACATCAGGAACATATTTCTTTACCATGTCCACACGGACAAGTGGTGGTGCATCAACAGGTACTGCAAACTTTGGTCAACAACCATTCACCTACACACCACCATCAGGATATAACGCACTCAACACATACAACTTACCCACACCTAGTATTCCACAGGGTAATGTTTATATGAACGCAGTATTACAATTGGGTTCAGCAGTCAATACAGGTGCTAATTTATTTTCTCAGTCTGGCTTTACATATGGCTTGGCATGGGGCAAAGACAGAACATCATCTAATAACAATCAATTAGTAGATACAGTTCGTGGAACATCAAATGTAATTCAGTCCAACACCACAAGTGCAGAAACAACATATTCTGCCCCAACATCATCAGATAATTGTGTTGCATGGGTTTGGAATGCACAAAACGCATCTGGAGCGAATAGTAATGGAACAATTAATTCAACAGTATCTGTAAGCACTACTGCTGGGTTTAGTATTGTTACTTGGACTTACAATGGAAGTGGAACAATAGGGCATGGACTTGGTGCAGTTCCACAAATGATTATCCAAAAAGACAGAACAAGCGGAACATATAACTGGGATGTTTACCATGTTTCTATTGGAAATACAAAACGTGCAATATTAAACTCATCTGCCATTCCAGACGTTGAAAATGTTTGGAATAACACCACACCAACATCATCAGTATTTTCAATTGGATCGTCTTGGTATACAAATGGAGATAATATTGTTTCTTATTGTTTCGCACCAGTAGCTGGGTTTAGTTCGTTTGGTACTTATTCTGGTAATTCATCTAATCAATTTATTTATACTGGATTTCAACCTAAATGGGTAATGGTTAGATTGTCAGGCCCTAGTGGTGGCGGTAGTTGGACAGTATTTGACACATCAAGAAGTCCATACAATCTTGAAGCATTAAGATTGCAACCCAATAGTTCAAACGCTGAGGCATCAACAGGTTCAAATGGTATCAATGGTCTATCAAATGGATTTCAATTAGTTGGTGACTACAATGGTGGCGACACTAATTTAAGTGGCTATACCTACATTTATGCCGCCTTTGCATCAAATCCATTTGCTTACAGTAACGCATTCTAAGGAGCAATCATGTTTGCAATCGTAAAAGACAACACAGTACAACAGATTATCCAAGAGGGTAGTCAGTTCACAGTTAATGATGTGACCTACGCTAACAACTGGTTTCAACTAGCAACCCAAGAAGAAAAGAATGCCTTGGGTGTGATGGAAGTGGTTTATGGTGCTAGGCCAGACGATAAGTATTATTGGGTTACAGAGTCTGCACCAACAGTTAATGGAAACGTGGTGGACATTAATTTCACTTCAACACCTAAAGACTTAGCTGGTTTGAAAGCCAACGCAACATCAGCCATTGACCAACAAGCATTTTCTTTGTTGTCTCCAACTGATTACATGAGCATCAAAGCTCTTGAGACAGGTACTGCTATGGCTGACAACTGGAAGACTTGGAGAGAGTCAGTCAGGACATTGGCATCAAGTACAAAAACAGCCATCAATGCAAGTACAGACATTTCTAGCCTAATTACTGCTAGTACAGTTATTTGGCCTCACGATCCTAATTATGTAGCTCCTACACCTACTCCAACACCATGAACTTCAAAATACTATCAATAGAAACTGATGGGGATTTGATTACCCATGCTGAGTTTTTTGTGTCTTTAACTGATGGTACAAATACAGTTGAGCAACAAGGCACACATCAATTTACCAATCCAGAGCTTAAAACACCTTTGGCAGAGGTAAAAGAGCAAAATATTATTGATTGGATAGTGGCAGAAACTACCCAAGATGGTGTAAATATCATACAATCAAATCTAGAAAAACAGCTAGTGCAAAAGGATAAAACTGCTTTGCCTTGGGTTTTCAACACTTTCAAACCTTTTGGGGGCTAAAGTATGGTGATGCCTATTGACATTGTTAGCAGAGCACTCAAGGACATTGGAGCACTTGAGGCAGGGGAGATTCCCACACCAGAATCTGCCCAAGATGCTTTTGACATGCTATTAGACATGTTAGATCAATGGTCTAACGAGTCTCAAATGGTCTACTACAAGACTGAAATCGTCTTCAATGTCACTCAAGGCCAAACCCAATACTCAATAGGTCCAACTGGATCAATTCAGGCTAACTTTGTTGGCTCAATCAATGGCAATATCCTAACTGTTTCCTCCATCAATTCTGGTGCTATATCCATGAATATGGTCTTGCAAGGCACAGGAATCATTGCAGGAACTACGATTGTTGGATTTGGCACTGGAGCTGGTGGACAAATCCTTGAAGCTGGCACATATCTGCTCAATGTCAGCCAAAACGTGCCATCTACTACGATTGTGGGCTATTACAAGAGACCATTGACCATTAATAGTGCTTTTGTAGGGGTAAACACCAATTCCAATGGTGTTGCCATCACTGGAGGTAGATTAGATTACCCAGTTTCAGTGCTCAATGTTGAAGAATACGAGATGATTGGGCTTAAAACACTCAATGGTCCTTGGCCTAAAGCAGTCTATTATCAGCCTACAGAGACACTAGGAAACATCTTTTTGTGGCCTAATCCTAGTCAAGGTGAAGTCCACTTGTTTGCTGACAACATCTTTACTCGATTCACAACAATGTACGATGTTATTGCATTGCCAGAGGGCTATAACATGGCTTTGAGGTGGAATCTAGCAGAGTATTTGATGCCTATGTATGGCAAGGCTAGTGCTACTCAGATTGCAATGATTCAGAAGAATGCAATGACAGGCAAGAGCACAGTCAAGAGAACTAATATGAGACCTCCCATTTTGGCAAGGTACGACAACGTATTAACCTCAACCAAGACTCGTGATGCTGGTTGGATTTTGCATGGAGGCTTTATTTAATGGCTAGCACAACTTTTATTGATGGATCAACAGTCATACGAGCATCATGGCTCAATGACGTTAATGCAACTGTCTACAATGGCACTTTTCCTAATAACTCTATTACATTCGCAACTGCTGTGTGGGGTGGATATACAATCACAGCTCCTACTGGCTCAACTACCACTTTTTTAAGAAATGATGGAACTTGGGCAACACCATCAGGAGGTGGTGGTGGAACTGGCACAGTTACCTCAGTTGCTCTGAGTGTTCCAACAGGTTTAGCAGTTTCAGGCTCACCCATTACGACAAGTGGAACTTTAGCAGTGACTTGGTCAGGTCAAGTGCCTGTGGCTAATCTAGCTAGTGGAACACCTAATAACGCATCATTTGTTCGTGGTGATGGTATTTGGTCTAACACCTTAACTGGTAATGCCTCCTTTGGTGGTGTAGGTATTGGTAACCAATTAAATGCTCCATCAGGTACTACTGTTTATGGTATTACTTCAACAGGTAATTATGTTGGTATCCAAAGCAACTTTGGTGGAAGCACACCTTACACAGTCCTTTTGTCAGGTTCTGCATTCTTACCTTATTCAAATGGATCATCAAGTAACAGTGGCATAGCTTTAGGTGCTCCTGCTTCATTGTGGTCATCTTTAGGTGTAGCTGGTACGTTCTATTGGAGCAACGCAACCATTACAGCTCCAAACACATCCACTGGTGATGCTACCAAGTTCTTAAACAACCAAGGAGCTTGGGTAGTTCCAAGTGGATCAGGCACAGGTTTGACTTCAGTTGGTTTATCCATGCCTACTGGATTCTCAGTCTCAGGAAGCCCTTTAACCTCGAATGGCACACTTTCTGTAAGTTGGTCAGGCCAAGTGCCTACTGCTAATCTAGGAACTGGCACAGCCTCATCTAGCACCTATTTAAGAGGTGATGGAACGTGGGCTACTGTGACAGCCACAACTCCTACATTGCAACAAGTAGCAACTGCTGGCAACACCTATTCTGGTGGAATTACCACTACGACTAACTCTACGTTTGGTGGTGTTGGTGTAGGTGTTAGCTCTAGTGGTCCTGCTGGTACTACTTATGGAATTGGAGCATCAGCAAGCACCATTGGAATTGGCAACAATACTACTCAGGTGTACTTGTACAACTCCTCATTCATTCCTGCTAGTAACAATGCCTTGACCTTAGGAGCATCAAGTTATGCTTGGTCTAGTTTTTATTTAACTGGCACGTTTAACTGGGGAAGTTATGGAATTACAGCACCAGCAGGATCAACTACCACTTATCTAAATAATGCTGGTCAGTGGACTACTCCAACTGGAACTGTGCCTAGCCTAGCATCTGTGTGTGCTGTTGGTAACAGTTATTCTGGTGGTTTAGCAATCACTGGAGCATCTTATTTTGGTTCTGCAAGTACGTTTGCTAACACTGTTGAGTTGTATACCCAGACAACAACATCTTCAACCAATGCTTTTGGTGCTTATGTTGGTGGTTCAACAAGTAATGCAATTGCTTCAGTAGTAGCAAGCACTGGTAGTAATTTGGCATTTTTTGGCTATGGCTCACCAAGTTCAGTCACTCCAGTAGGTGCAATCAGCACAAATGGCACAACTACAACTTATGGAACAACTTCTGATCGTAGACTCAAGTCAAACATTGCTAATCTGACATCAGGTGAAGGCATAGCTAAGATCAAAGAATTGACACCTAGATCATTTACTTGGAACTCAAACAATGAAGCAGATGTAGGCTTTATTGCTGACGAGTTGCAAACAGTGATTCCTACTGCTGTGGCAGGAAGTCCTAATGGTGTTGATGAGGCAGGAAAGCCAATTTATCAATCTGTTGATAGCTCGATGGCAATTGTTTACTTAGTCCAAGCAATGCAAGAAGTCTTAGCAAAGGTAGGCCTATAATGGACTTTGGGTTTGTTGGCCCATCGTATACTTCTCCATCCATCTACCAAGATGATCAGGAGTGTATTAACTTTCGCCCTGAAATAGACCCACTCAAGCAAGCAGGTCAAAGGGGGGTGGTGGCACTCTACCCTACGCCGGGTCTCACGCTGTTAACTGCCCTTCCCCAAACTGCTGAAGTTCGAGGCCTACGCACCCTTTCTGGTGGTAAATACTTGATTGCAGTCTGTGGCTCTGGTGTTTATGCTCTTGATACTCTTGGCAACCTTTTTACCCTTGGTAACCTCACCACTACAACAGGCAGAGTTGGCATTGCTGACAATGGCCTTTATGTGATGATCACAGATGGTGTTAACAGGTACAGTGTTTACATCAGCTCCTACATTACCACTTCTTTCATTGGTAATATCTCTGGTTATCAGATCAATGTCACAGGCATTATTTCTGGACCTTTGGTAGTTGGTCAGACCATCACAGGCACAAACATACCTCCAAACACGATCATTACCTCAGTCCCTACAAGTGGAAATGGTTTAGGTCTTTACTCCATCAACAACTATGTAACCAATGGCAGTGTTGTAGCAATTAATCTATTAAATGCTGGCACAGGTTATACAACAGTCCCTTCAGTCACAATTGCTAACCCTCCTTTTGGTGGTACTGTTGCATCAGTGACTTGGAACTCAATAGGAGTTGTGTCTACAACAATTACATCTGGTGGAACAGGATACACAGTTGGTGACATCATCACTGGCTTTGGTGGAACTTACACAACTGCTTGTCAGCTCAAGGTCACAACAGTTTCTAGTGGTGTGATTACTGGTGTCTCTATTTACAATGTAGGAACTTACACAGTTGCTCCAAGTGGTGCTACATCATTCAGTGGTGGAACAGGCAAAGGTGCTTCTATAACCTTGACGTTCAGCCTTAACAATGATTATTCAATTGCTAATGGTGGATCATTTTATACATCAAACCCTGCTTTGAATTTTAGTGGTGGATCAGGTTCAGGAGCATCTGCCCTTGCTAACATATCACCACTTGGTAACTTATCAACACTGACTGCTTCTGCTTTTTCGATTTTGCCAAGCACAGATGGAGCGTTTACAGGTGCTGATGTGGTGGACATTGTGGACAATATATTTGTCTATAACAGGCCAAATACACAGCAATGGGGATCGAGTAATTTGTTGAGCACATTGTCAGCTCCTTTGCAGTTTAGTAGCAAGGATGGTGCTCCAGATAACTTGGTATCACTAATTGTTGACCATCGTGAGGTGTACTTACTAGGTGAGGTATCGAGTGAGGTGTGGGTGGATGTGGGGAGCTTTCCGTTTCCTTTCCAGCGAATCCCCGGCACCTCCACACAGCATGGCATCATTGCCAAATTCTCAGTCTCTCGTGTTGGCAACTCCTTTGCATACCTCTCTAGAAACCAACGAGGCCAAGGCCAAGTTGTAATGATGAATGGGTATGTGCCTACTCGCATCTCCACTCACGCAGTTGAAAACACCCTTGTCAACCAAAACATCTCAGATGCTATTGCTTGGACCTATCAACTAGAAGGCCATGAGTGCTATGTAATTACCTTTCCAAGTATTGACTTGACATGGGTATGGGACAACACCACAGGCATGTGGCACAAGTGGCTTGCTGTAGATAATAATAATGTTTACCACAGACATCGTGGCAACTGTTGTGCTGTATTTAATGGTTTAGTTTATGTTGGTGACTACCAAAATGGTAATTTGTACGAGTTAGACCCTAATAACTACACTGACAATGGTCAAGAGATTAGGAGACTAAGGAGAGCACCACATTTGGTTTCTGATTTGCAACGTCAATATTTTGAGGAATTGCAGATTCAGTTTATGCCAGCAGTGGGATTGTCAAACCCAAATGCAAGTTATACCACTTCAGGCATAGCTGGCATTGCCATCTCAGGATACGCAATCAGTGGAAATTCTCAAACAGGCCAAGGCTACTCTATACCATCCTCTACTCCAACTTCTTTTTCAGGAGTTTCTTTAGGTGCTCCTTCTTTAGGTGCAACAATTTCTGACGTACCCTATGGGACTGACCCACTTCAAAAAGTAGACATCATTAGCCCAAGCTCATGGGATGCTGTCAACAAGAATGGTCAAATGCCTAATGGAGTTGTCCTTTGGATACATGGTGGTGGATGGAGTGGTGGTGACAAGGCTAGTGACACTGCTATTTACAATCCTATTGTGTTAGCTAACTATGTCGTTATTTCTACAAACTACAGGCTAACTCCATCTGGTGACTATCCTAATGACGTAAATGACATTGCTCAAGTTATCAATTTCTTGTTAAATCCTAATGCTGGTTATTTAGGAGCACCAAGTCAAAATGCTTTGTGGGCAAGTCTACAACAACAAGTAGCACAATTTGGCCTTATGGTAGCTGGCAACAGTGCTGGTGGTTACCTTGCAATTGAAGGTGTCATGGCACAAGCTACGACAAATGGCACATGGCCTAAAGCATGTATGAATTTGTATGGTCCAATGAACTTAGTAACCATTGGTGCTGGTGATGCTACGAATCCTATTGGATCATTTGGTGTAGGATTGATCAACACCTACACAGCAAACACAACACCACTGACAGCAAGTCCTTACTATCAGTTAGCTACATGGGAAACCATTCCTAGCTTTTACACTAACAAGTGCCACTTCTACATTTGGTACAACACTAACGACACACTTGCACCTCCAACGTCAATACAGCCTTTTGCAGTCAATTTAACTACTGCTTTGACTAACAGGGTTACCACAACTCAAGTCACTGTAGGAACACCTGTAAATGGCTCTGGAGGCTATCCAACACAGTACACAGCAAACCATCAAGTTACAAGTGCTCAAACAGCTACTGCCTTGCTGAATGCTTTGACTTTACAGTTTCCTGCCTACAATATTCCTAGTCCTGCCTTTGAAGGTTCACAAGGTGTTGATCCTAAAGCCATGCTCAGATGGTCCAATGATGGTGGATCAACATGGTCTAAGGAGCACTGGGTATCCATTGGTAAAATTGGCAAGTACAAGAATCGTGCCATCTGGAGGCGTTTAGGATGGTCTAGGGACAAGATTTTTGAGGTAGTGGTAACTGATCCAGTGAATGCTACGATCATTTCTGCTAACCTCAAGGCTAGTCAAGGAGAGAACTAATGGCTAATACCTATGGCTCACCACAGACTAATCCTTACCCACAAGCTGAGTTTTTGGATGCAAGTTCCAAAAGACCTACAAGGCCTTGGCAACAATTTTTCTTGAACATGCTAAATTTCTCAGCAACCACTACAACACCAGCTCTACCTTCAACACCAGCAGGGTACATGCAAGTGACTGTAAATGGTAAACAGTACAAAGTGCCTTTTTACAATCTATGATTCTAAAAGATGATGATTGGTTAGAAAATTTGGAAGACCTAAAAAAGGTCATTGTTGAGCATTATGAGGAATTGTCAGTAACTAAAGAGTTTCCATTAGACCCAGATTGGGATGTTTACTTGCATTTGTGGCAAGGTGGAAGAATGAAGTTCATAACTTGTAAACAAGATGATGAGCTTATTGGTTATGTGATTTTCTTTATTTCTCCACATTTGCATTACAAAACTTGTTTGACTGCTTCAGAAGATATTTATTTTTTAAAAAAAGAATATCGAAAAGGCAGAAATGGTTTAAGAATGTTTCAGTTTGCTGAAAAACTGTTAAAAGAAATGGGTGTGAATAGGATTGTTTACAACACAAAGGTTCATTTGGATAATTCAAAGTTGTTTGAATTTATGGGCTTTAAATGTATTGATAAAGTATTCACCAAATTGTTGTAAAAGGCGATAATTAAGCCAAAGGAGTTGATCATGGGTTTTACTACAGGAGATGCACTATTAGCTTCAGCAGGTATTAACTTGTTGGGTGGGATTAATAGTGCGAATGCGAGCAAGAGTGCGGCACAGACACAAGCCAACGCATCCCAAAATGCTCAACAACAACTTCAAGCTAATTATCAAAACCTTGCTCCTAATTATGCTCCTTACCAGCAAACTGGAGCACAAGGTTTAGCTGGTTTAAATCAGCAAATGCCTTATTTGACAACACCAACGTCAACTTATCAGCCTTTTACAGCTCAAGACCTGAATGCTAATCTAGCACCTAATTACCAGTTCCAATTGCAACAAGGCCAAACTGCTACTAATCTAGCAAACAATGCAACTGGTGGACTTATTGGTGGTAATGCTCTTAAAGGTTTACAAGACTATACACAAAACACTGCTCAAGGAGCATATCAAAATGCCTTGACTAATTACATGGGTCAGCAAAACCAAGCCTTTAACCAAGGTCAGACTCAGCAAACTAACATCTATAACAAGTTAGCAGGTATTGCTGGTATTGGTCAGAATGCTGTTACAGGGCTATCCAATCTTTCTACAGGAAATGCAACGAATATTGCACAACTTGGGGTGGGGTCAGCCAACGCACAGGCCGCAGGACAAGTAGGCGCGGCTAATGCGTATGGAAACACTGCCTCTGGCATAGGCAACAACTTAACACTTTCAGCCTTATTAGCTTCTGGAAACCCTAATGGTGTAAATCAAGGATCATCTTATAACTTGAATCAACCTAATGGTATTGCAAGTTATTTCAACACTGGTGGTGTTGTCCCTAGCTCTAATCAATAAGGACTAACATGGCAGACTTTAATTTTTCAGATGTAGCATCTAAGACTCAAGCTCCACAAGGAATGAGTCTAGCTGATATTATGAACTTTGCTAGAAGTGCTCAAGCCTATCAGCAAGCACAACAAGTTAATCCTTTGGCTTTAAGGCAACAACAAGCTGAAACTGAATTTGCTGAACAACAGAAACCACAATTATTACGACAATCAGCAGCGGCAACTAAATTAGCTGAAGGCACAGTTGATCCAAAAATTGCACAAGCTCTATCAGAATCACAGACAGCACAATCACAAGCTGGATCAGCTAAATTAAAGTTATCAGGAGAAAAATTAAGCAGATTACTTGATATTTCATCAGCAAGAGCATCTGATCCAGAAATACTTGGATTAACAAAGTTAGCCAAATCACCTGATGAAAAAATTGCCCAATCAGCCAAAAAAAGATTACATCAATTAAATGCAGAAGATTTTGAAACAGCAGTGAAAGCAGGTCTTGATCCATCTGAATCATTAGAGCATTTTGGTCATATCACTGCAAAAATTGACAATAACCCAGAACAATTACCTAACATTTATCAAAACTTCACAAGAATTGGAACTGGAGCACAAGGTTTGTTAACACAACAAGCTCCAAATATTACAACCAATGCTCAAGGTCAATTGATTAAAGTAAATCCATTATCTGCTACTGCAACAACATTGCAAGGTGCAAATCCAAGTAGTATTTTTGAATTGAATGGAGTGAAATATCAAATTGATGCTAATGGCAATCCTGTGCCAGTAGGACAAGCTAACCCAGAAGAAAAGAAAATTCCAACAAAAGATGATATGTTGGCAAATATTAAAGGTACAGTAGGAATGGCAGGACCTTTACCCAAAGGTATTACGCCACAACAAATGTCACAACCTAAATCTAGATTTGAACCACTTGTACATGATTTAATGACTATTCCTACTAGTGGAATTACACAACTTAATAAGCAACAACAATCTGCTTATGATGCTGGTGTAAGTCATCATGCCCAAGTTATTGACAAAGCAACATTAGCTCAAGATGCTAAACAAACAACAAATTTAATTAGACAAAACATTGAAGCTACAGCAGGAAGTAAACCAGAACAAGTTTTGCGTGGTGCTGGTAAATGGCTTGCTGGTAATGAACAATTAGACAAGTTGATTAAAAACCTTGCACAAAATTCTATTCAACAAGGTGCAATTATGGGTGTTGACAATGTACATGGTCAACAAATGAATCAATTAGCTAATGGTAGTGAAAACATTACTGCTGGTGCTTTACAGTCAATTATTGACAGAACTGATGCTACAAGTACAGCATTTGAAAAATATTCAACTGCTTATGATAAATACATTAAAAACAAAGGTGATATTAATGGTCATGCTAATACTTTAGCATTTAAAGAGGCTTGGAAAAATAATTACGATCCAAGAATATTTATGATTCAAAATGTTAATTCAAGCAATTTAACACCAAAAGCAAAAAAAGAAAAAGTTAATGAAATACTAAGTGGAATAAGTCCAAGCGATCATGCTAAATTGAAAGAAAAGATGTTTAACATGAAACGACTAGAAAAAGGTGATTTTTAATGGCTTACGATTATGAATCAGACCCAGACCTAGCTGTTTTAAAAAGTTACACTCCATCAGGAATGGATACTAGCTTAATTTCGCCTAAAAAAAGCACAATGTCAGGTAAAAATCCAAATCTTGAATACCATGATTATGAAAATGATCCTGACATTAGTACGATCAAAAACTATAAACCATCAGCTCCTACTAAATCGACACAAAATCGCAGTCAATATGAGCAATTTTTAGATTCATTTAGTAAAAAGGCTATAGGTGCTGGTGAAGCTGGATTGTCATTAGTGTCAGGTGCTGTTTTGCCTTTAGTAGCAACTGTTAAGGGAGTTGCACAAAGTTTGCCAGAAGCAATTTCGACAGGTAAGGCCCCCGGCCCTATTGGGGAGCGTATTGCATCAGAATTTCTCAAAAGTGCAGATTGGCTACAACCTAGCACTAAGGAAGGGCAAGACTATTTGGAATGGCTACAAGGTAAAGTTGAACCTTTAAAAATACCTCAAGCAGGTGTTCCTGAACTTATGGGTATGACACCATTAGCAGGTCGAGCTACACAGCAACTTTGGTCACAATTTGGAAATTTACCAAAATCAACAGCTAATGCAATAAAGAATAAAGTTGGCACAGTAAGAATTGAACAACAACCTATGAGTGGTTTGCAAAGTGGTGGTTCAGCAGTTACTGAACGTGCTACACAACTACAATCAGCACTTGCTGATGCTAGTCCAGAACTAAAAGCAGTTGCTAGTAATATTCCACTAGAAGAAGTTAATTTACCTGCTTTAGAAACTAGAAAGTTAGAAGAAAAACATGGTATAGATTTGACTGCTGGTCAAAGAACAAATCATACTTCAAGATATGCTGAAGAATGGAACAATAGAAGTAAACATCAAGATACTTTAGGACAACATTTTGAAAATCAACCCAAACAATTTTCTGAAGCATTTGATAATTTATTAGACAAACATGCTGAAAATGTTACTGATCGTTCACCAAGTGGAATAGGACAAGCTGAAATAAATGGTTTAGTTGAAAAGGATAACCAAAGATTACAAGCAATTAAACAAGCCTATAAAAAGCTAGAAGATGCTAATGCTGGTCAATTTCCTATTGATGTTACACAATTAAAAACAAATATTGAATCAGAATTAAAACGTGCCTTAAAAAAGAATGCTTATGAAGAACATTTACCAAGCATTAAACGTGACATTGACGATTTGGTTAAAAATGGAAGCATGACTTTTGAAGATTACGAAAATTTAAGAAGTAATTTAGCAAGTGAAATGAGGGATAACCCAAAAGGGACTGGTAGGGCTGCGGCACACATCATTCGTCAACAACTTGAGACATTGCCATTGCCAGATAATTTGCAATCTATTAAGCCTTTAGCAGATCAAGCAAGAGCTTTGTATGCTGAACGTATGAATGTGATTAAGAATAATCCAGCCTATAAAGCGGCAGTGCGTGAGGCAGTCTCACCAGAAGAAGCTGAAAAAGGCTTAGAAAGTCTGAATGCTTCTAAGTTCCATGACAAATATGTAACTAATGCAACTCCTGAAGCAGTCAGACGAATGATTGATGAAGTGGGTAAAGATAGTTTGGCACATGAAGCCATTAAAGCTGGGCACATAATTTCAGCAAAAGAAAAAGCTGGTTTTGTTGGTGAAAGTAAAAACTTTACACCAGCATCATTAAATAAGTTTTTAGATAAACAAAAAGAAAAACTTTATGATATTCATGGTGCAGAAGGAGCACAAGATTTGGCTGAAATTAATGGACTTGGTGCAAAAGTTTCACAACCAAAAACAGGTGTATTTAATCATTCAAATACATTGTCTGGGTATTTGGGGCAAGCGGCACAGAACATAGGCGAAAGTTTTTTAGCATCAAAAACTGGTGGAGCATCAATTCCATTTGTACAATTTGCTAAAGAAAAGGTAAAACAAGCTAGAAGTGGTGCAACTGCTGAAAAATCAATAAATCCCTATACAGGTTTGTCAATTAAGGATTCACAATGAGCGTCAATCTTTCCCCTATCTTCAACGCAGTAGCACAAACTACTTCTACAGGATTGCCTCTCAATGGTGGCTTTCTCTACACTTATTTAGCAGGTTCTAGCACTCCACTAGCAACCTACACAGACTCAGCAGGCACGATTCCAAACACCAATCCTATTATCTTAGGCACTGATGGCAGACCTCCTTATGAGATTTGGCTAACTCAAGGCTATAACTACAAATTTGTGTTGACTGATAGCTCATCAAACCTGATTGGCACTTATGACAACATTGCTGGTCTATCTAGCTATTATGGAAACACCACAGCAGTCTCATCAGTGACTGGAACATCACCCATTTCTGTGACTACTGGAACAACTCCTAATGTCTCATTTTCAGGTGTTTTAGGTAGAACAAGTGGAGGCACAGGTGTTGCAAGTCCTCCTGTAGCATTTGTTCACCAAATCACAGCTCAGTCGATCCCTAGTTCAACAGTGACTGTTATCCAGTATGAGACAGTGAACTATGACACTAATAGCATTTGGGTACAGTCAAATTATTGCTACACACCTAATGTGGCAGGGTATTACCAAGTGAACGTGAGTTGCACCATTTCAAGCACCAGTGCTGGGTATCAGGTAGGGTGTGGGGTATTGCAGAATGGGAGCACGTTGGTGGACTATAACGTCGCGGCCTCCTCAGCCTTGGGAAGCACCCCAGTCTGCTCAACCATTGTTAAATGCAATGGATCAACTGATTACATCCAAGGTGTTGTTGCCCAGTCTTCTGGTGGATCACTGAGCACCACTCCAAGCACAGTAGCTGACACAACCTTTTCAATTGCATTCTTAAGAGGCTTATGATGAGCCTAGCTGAGGTGGAGAGCAAAATCGACTCACACATTGATATCTGTGCTGTAAGGTATGAAGGCATTGAAAAGGAAATGCGTGGCGTTAACGCACGTTTAAAGCGTCTAGAAGGCATCCTCATAGGAGGAGCTGGTGCAATCATTGGACTCTTGATTCATTTGATTACTAGGGGGTAAAAAATTGATCCATTTACTCTTGTTGCCCTTGCCACTTCAGCATTCAAACTCGTTAAAGAGTCATGCGAAATGTACAAGGAAGGCAGACAATTTGTTGTCGATGCCAAAAAAGAGATTGATGGAGTTGTCAAGGATGTAAAAGGCATTCAAAAAGATGCAAAAGGCATCTGGGCATTTTTTGGTAATATTTTTGGTTTTAACAAGAAAATAAAACCAGAAATTGCACAAAATGTACAAAAAAAGCCTTTAAATGCTGGCAAAAAGAAAAAAGCAGATTTTGATGAAAATCAAATTTATGCTCAAGTTGCTGATGCTTTGACTAAGTTTTTTCATGCCTACAATGGTTTAAAGGCTTATGCTAAGGAACAAGAGGAAATTGCATTAACAGCTAGTGGTGAAGAAGGACAAGACATTGCAATCAAGCTAGTTATTGCTAACTTGCAGATGGAAAAGTTGAATGAGGAGATGAGGGAGTACATGGTCTACCATGTACCAGAGGAAATGAAAGACCTTTATTCGAGGGTTAACAAAATGGTAGGTCATATTGCTAATCAACAAGCATTGGCTAGAAAGGCAGAGTTAGACAAGAAAAAGAAAATAGCATGGCAAAAACGTCAACGTCAAGAGGAAATTCAGGACAAGGCAATAGCTATAACTCTGACAGCTCTGATGATAGGATGGGTATGGGTAATGATGATGATCGTACGTTTTTCGTCTATGTTGTCGTGATTTTGATGGTGGTCATTCTTTTGTTTATTCCAATTTTGTCTTGGATGTACATTGACATCAAAATGATGGAAATTAGGGTGAATAAGGCTTTAGCAAGGATTGAAGGAAAATGAAGTGGTTACTTTTAACTCTTTTGTTGGTGTCTTGTGAAGATAGATATAGATACCATTGCCAAGACCCTAAGAATTGGGAGCAAGAGGATTGCAAGCCTCCCCTTTGTGTTGCATCGCAAAATTGCCCAGAATTTTTCAACAAACCAAAAAATGGCACACAAAACCCCTGAACAAGTAGACATTGAAACCAAAGCGTTTATCCTAAAGACGTTTTGTTTTATTCTTGTCCTCGTAACAGTGCTGTTTTCATACAGTATTGTTTTTATTGAACAGCCTTTGTTTACTGAAGCTCCTGCTGACAAGGCTATCCTAGCCATTCTTTCTATGGCTATGGCACAGATATTCACAGTAGTGAGCTTGGTCCTTACAGGCAAGTCTAGTGTGCCTCCTAGTCCTCCTCCAATGCCTTTTAACCCTTGCATGGGTCAACCTATGGGTCAACCTTATGGTTCACCTTATAGTCAACCTATGAGTTTCAATAATTCGACATCTGGTTTTAGCATTGACCCAAATCAGGCATGGACACCTCCTCCTCCTCCATCAGGTCTTCCTGTGCTAGAGTCAGATGAGGAAAGAGAAAGAATGTCACAAGCAAGGGCAAGTCATGTTATTTAATCCTTGGTTCATCATTGGTGCTATTTGCACTGTTTTAGGAGTTTATTTCTATGGACATCATTCAGGCTATCAAGAACGAGTGGCAGAAGATCAAGCAGAAATTGCAAGACTTAATGAAGAAGCTAGAGCAAAAGAAGTAGATTTAAATAAGAAAATTACACAAACGACTATTGCACTTTTAAAGGCTAAAAATGACGTTAAAACCAAGCAATCTACTATTAATGCTCGTATTGACTCTGGTGAGTTGCACCTCCCCTCCAGTTGTGCCATACAAGCCAGTACAGATGCCTCCACTGCCAGAGGAGATTCAGCCAATGACAGCCAATCTGACAGACAGGTTATTAAAGATATTGTCTCCATCGCAACAGAAGGAGACACAGCAATCACTCAGCTCAATGCCTGTATCGACACCTACCAAAAAGTAAGGGAGATGGTCAATGTTAAGCCCTGAGAAGCTCCATGCTCTAGGAATAGGTATTGAGTGGTCAGAGCCATTGACTACTACGTTTACAGCATTTGGAATCAGTGACACTAAACAACAATCAGCCTTTATAGGACAATGTGCCCATGAATCCAATCACTTTAAGGCGTTACAAGAGAATCTTAACTATAGGCCTGAAACGCTTGCTAAGTTATTTGCTCATCATTTTAAAGATTCTGAGGAGCTACAGAAGTACGCACATCACCCAGAGATGATTGCTAACAGGATATACCAAAAGCGAATGGGCAATAGGGATGAAGCATCAGGTGATGGGTGGCGTTTTCATGGCAGAGGCTTAATTCAACTGACTGGTCACGACAACTATTATCACTGTGGACAATCTATCCAAAAGGACATAGTTCAAAACCCTGACTTGGTAGCAACTCCCATGTATGCAAGCCTTAGTGCTGGTTGGTTTTGGTCAACACATGGATGCAATGCCTTTGCTGAAAGGGAAGATTGGGTAGGTTTGACTAAGAGAATCAATGGTGGAACAATTGGCCTTGAGGATAGGATTTCTTTAACAAAACACGCACTCAGCGTTTTAGGATAATTATGGCAACAAACTTTAAAGTCACTCGTGGTGAGTCTAAAAAAGACAATGATTCACATTATGTTGTTCAAAAAGAATGGCAAAAAGAGAGAGAACATGTGATGAAGATTGAGAAAGAACTCAAAGCACATGAAAAGACAGACATGAGCCATGCTCATCCTCGTCATAGCCCATCTGGTCAGCCTTCAGCAGGTATTCCCAGCCTCAGAAAAGGCTAAATAGAGGTCAGTGACTGGGATGTTGCGAGGCCATTGATCAGTGATCAAGAGGAAGTGCAAGGTCTTTAGGTGAGCTTGATACCATTCGTGCATTCTTTCTTGCTTGGTCATTAGATGGCCTTGGTCGATGTCGTGGTGGCAGGTCTGGCAGAGCGCGGCGATATAGTTATCGCTAGCCTTTATTCCTCTACCCTTTCCTCCATGCCAATTTGAGTGACAAGCCTGTGCCAAATGAAACCCACACCTTTGGCAATTCATCATCGCAACGAGCTGTAAAAGGTGCTTAGAGCGAATATATTGGGTTTTAGGATACATCATTCATGTGATCTTATACCAAGTCTCTCAGATGCCTCTCTAGTCCTCCAAATGTCAATAGACAGCCTAGAAGCCTCTAACTTGTACTTGAGTTCTTCCTCTATGGCTACTGCTTGCATCAGATCATTGATTAGCTTGGTGTACTCAGGATGAATTAAAGCCTCCCTTTCTTGAGCTGAAATCTGGTTAAATTCCTCAGCTACTTGTTTCATAATCATGGCCTTAGCTGTTTTTAGTTTAAGTTCAACACCAATTCTGTTTGATTTAGCCCAGCCATATTGGGTAGCATTGTCGTAAATATATTGGGCATGTCTTTCAGGTGTCATTGGATAGCTCCTCAATCACTGCCCATGATGCAATTAAGATCATCAATACAAAAAATAATCCAAAAAAAAGTATCAGAATAATTAAAAAAGTATTCATTCTGTCTCCCTAATCAATACCTCAACATGAGGAACACCATAAGTCTTGGTGATATGTAAATTAACAATCTGAGAATCTGATACAAAAATTACTCCATTGCACCCATCCAGCACTGATTTAGCAACATTATCAATGTCTGGCTTCTTAATAGGCTTTTCTAAGCCACTTAAACAAGCCTCAGTGCGTTTTTTAGAGTAACTTGATGGAATAGGCAGGGAGATATAAATAAATGCGTCTAAAGCTGTTTTAAGAGGTTCAGACATACCCATTGATTTTTGAGCAGAAAGCCTGACTAAATCCTCATAAAACTTGGTTTTGTCATCAGTGTAAGTTCTGACAAAATTGCCCATTCTGGCAAACCTTGGTCTGCCTTTGCCATGAGGAGGACCATCAACTTTGAATGTGACGTGAAACATTCATTTCCTTAATTCTTTGGGCAACTGCTTTACCTAAGCCTGTAAACATTCTGTGTTTTTCCATTTCCCTAACCTGATGCCTGACGTAATCAATCCATTCAGGCTTAAGGGCTAAATTTGCATAGTGTTCAACAAATTCCGATGTATTCATGGCAATAACAAATCCTTGAAGCATGTTTTTTACGCAATTCAGATGAATAAAAGTCTTTAGTTGTAGATACGCCATTGGCTATATCGTTTAATTTTTTATAGTATTGTTTTCTGTCTTTCATGTTGTGAGCTGTTGGTCTCCATTTAGGGCTGTTGTTTCTATATTCACCTAATCTGACATGACTTGATTTGCTGAAATATCTGTAACCCTCATTTACAAATATTTGACCTATTGCATCACTTAATCGTACACCAATGCCTAATCCTTGGAAATCAGGTAAAACCACTGTTCTGTGGCCTTTCCATGCGTTTTTCAGTGATCCAGAGGGAAAAGGGATAGCTGAGGCAAATCCAACAACTTGGTTTTCCCATGTTGCGAGCCAACATCGTGAACCTTTATTGAGCTTTGATGAGAGATAGTGATGGTTGCAAAAGATTGTCCATGCCTCGGTATTGCAAGGAACGACTTCCAACTGTAAAGATGGCCTTTCTAACCCCCTTCCGACTGTAAGTCGGTGTGTATTGGTATCAAAAACCCAATCTGGTTGAAGCCATTCTATGATGTCGTAATGGCAAGAAGCAAACACCATTTTTTGAATGTTTGACTTTCTGATGTACCTATTGATTGCATAAGAGCAAGACTTGGCTACATTTCTGTCAACAACACTGGTAAATTCATCAATGATTGCATTGTCAACCAATGATCTAGACAAATCTGCCCTAAACCTTTCTCCTGTGGACAAAACATGATAAGGTTTAAGCCATGAAGGGATTGAATTAAGCCCTACAGCGTTTAATTTGTCTTGAGCCTCATCTGAGGTAGCAAAATGACTACAAATTGCTTTGGAGCTGTTCCATTCGATTTTAGAAGCCTTACCAATCGTATTTAGGATACTAGACTTGCCTGATCCAGAAGCTCCTACGATTAAGCCTATTTGAAATTGTTCAGGAACATCAAATAGGGGTACTTGAAAAGAAACTGAACCATCAAATTCATAATCAAATGATTGTGATAATTTCTTAGTAATCTCGTCTTGTTCAATTGTCGATATTAATTTCATACTTTTCCCTTAATCATCTTAAATTTAGCTTTTATCTCATCAGGCATTGAAACTGCGTTTTTGGCATCATTTTCTAGCTTTATAAGGGTTGGGTCTCTGCCTTGTTTGCTAGGAACTGTCTGGTGAATGATGTCAGGCTTGATAACCCAGTCTGCCTTAAATGTGGACCATCCTCGAATACAGCATTCTTTTAAAGCATCCTCGATTGACCATTTAGCCTTGTCAGCCTCAAGTTGAATAGATGCTATGAGTGTGTCAGTTAAGGGTATTCGCTTTGTTTTCAGTATTTTTTCAAAATCACTATATATATGGTTCTTGGTTAATGGTTCATGGTTAATGGTTGGTTGAACGCCCGTTGAACGGGCGTTGAACGTCTGTTCACTTTCTGTTGAACGAGTGTTCAACCTACGTTGAGCAGATGCTTTCCCAGCTCTAGATGCTTGGTCAACCTTAGAGTGGTAATTGGCAATTTCCTCATCTGCCCTTGGATTTACGAAGCCATTTTCTGTGGAAATGAAAAACTCATCCAAAATGGACAAAACTTCTGCTTCATATTCCAACATCCCAATTTGTCTAGCAATATTGCGTTGCTTTATGGGAGATTCATGGAGGTAGTAATGGTCAAGAAGTCTGCGTAAAGCACAATCTTCTATGACATTTAAATGATGCGTATGTGACTTGTAGTCACCAATATGAAACTGGTAATAGTGCATTACAGACCCTAAAGTCAGACCCTGAAGAAAACAAAGGCAGGAGGGGTCTGTAGTCTCTTTTCGATAAGGGGATCAGTCCTCATCTAGCCTTGTTCCAAATAAAGTATAACCTGAATTTACAAAAACCATTCAGGTTTTAAGACTTTCAATTGCCAAATTCTTGCTTGGGGTACTGTTTTCCATTGGCTAATAGCTGATTGCTTTATTCCTAGAATACGCCCAAGCTCAACTTGTGAGCCAGCAAGTTTAATAAATTTATTTTTGTCCATGTGTACATTATAAGCCACATAATAACCTAGTAAACTATAAGGTCAATTATATTGTTGTTGCTTTGCTATATTAGATCGCTTATAGTTCATACATGCCCTAGCACATTGCATAAGGGTCTTTTAAGAAAGAAGCAAAAATGAAATTACATTATTTTGATGTTTATAGAGACAGAGACTTTTTAGGTCAATGTGTAGCTTTAGATTTTAATGAAGCTATTGATTTATTTCGTAATGAATCTGGTCGTTACCATGTTCGTCATCGTGGTGTTTGGTTTCTTTCATCTTCTAACAACAATTAAGGAGATTAGAAATGATTAAATTTAGTAAACAAGCACTACGCAATGAGTTAGAAATACAAGTAACTAAGATGGAAAACACTTGGAAATTTGTTTCTACTAATGGCACAAATCAAATTAAAGATAGAACAGATTTTGATCGTATTGTTGCCTATGGAGAATACATTGCTTTAATAAGTATTCTTGAATCTATTAGTGATAACTCATTTTTAAATTAATAATTCTTATGATTAAAGAACAAGCCAACTTGATACTAGACCAAGTTAGAGTTGGCGTTCCCTATCCTAATCACATCATTAATCAAGCATTGACAGTAACAGGAGACCTGAATGGAAAAATATCACAGAACATTGAACGAGGCCTTTCACAATACTATGGAGTATGGGGCTTGCATCGAGAAACCACTTCCCAAGATGTTTACAAGGACTGAATTATGCGTATACCTAATCGCAGTGATCGTTATTTTGTTAGATATGTTTATTTGGAGACCATAATGGATGCCTCCAAAATCATTAGACAGTCTGAAGAAGCAACACAAGCCTATGTTAATGACCCAGTCAACAAGTTGAACTTTCAGCTAGGCTACTTAAAAAGCCAGATTGAGGAACTTTGCGAGATGATTAACATTCAACGTGAAGAAATCCAAAGGTTAGAAAAAGAATTATTAGGAGAGAGAGAATGAAAAAAGTAAAACAAAAAACAACTGACCAACTCCATGACGAGATTATGTCTTTATTTATTGGTCAAGATATGGGCACAACATTAAACGCATTGATTGAAACAATGGTTGCAGTTTCTAATTACTTATATGTCAAGCCTTACGATGTGGTCAATATGGTTGTAACTGAACTCAATATTTATGAAGAAATGGACAAACTATGAAAAACATCGCAACTGCCTTAGTCAAAGCTCAAAAGGCCTTTAATCCTGCCTTAAAGCAGTCCATAAACCCTCATTTCAAATCTAGGTACGTTGACCTAGCTGGATGTGTGGAAGCTGTTATAGATGCTTTAAATGACAATGGCATCTTCTTACTACAAAAGACATTTGAGTGTGCTGATGGAGTGATTGTGGAGACCATATTTGTCCATGAGTCTGGTGAGATGTTGGAGTGTGGGCTTTTGCATTTTCCTGCTGTGAAACATGATCCACAGGGGTATGCTTCAGCTCTGACGTATGCAAGAAGATATTCCCTGATGGCATCCTGTGGCATTGCACCAGAAGATGACGATGGTAACCAAGCAAGCAGAAAGGTTGAGACCAAGATTGTGAGCCATGTCAATGTCAAGGAGCTAGACAAACTGATTGAGAAGATGAAAGAAGCACAGAATCAAGAGCAATTAGTTGCTAGTTACAGAATAGCATTTCAGGCTTGCCAAAGTGACAAAGCACACCAAGACAGAGTAATTGCAGTCAAGAATGAAATGAAAGGTAGGGTAACAGAATGACTTTAGTGAGTGACTACGAATATGAAAGAGACTATTGGAGTGCTGTTGAGGCTAGTGAGGAAAGGTACAGAAGGGAGCTGTTAAAGCATCCAGATTGCAGAGACCCAGATCACCCAAGTTGTGAGAAATGTGAAAGCAATGACAATGACTAAAGAAGAAATCATAAACATGGCTGAACAAGCAGGTTTTTTGTTTGCAGAGCATGGTTCGCCAATAGGTTTTACTCATTCAATGTTAGAACTATTTGCCAAACTAATAGCAAAAAAAGAACATGAGGAATGTATCAAAATTGTTATGCAAGGCACAGGAGAGCCAATACAAAGAAAAACATTAGACATTCTTCATCAAGAACGTACCCGAATTGCATTAGCTATAAAGAGACAAGAATGAACGAAATATTAAATCAACCCATTACTTTGGGTCAACTTATGTTGTTTTCTATTATTTATTCATTTGTGCATTATTTGGTTGAAAAAGCAATTAAAGCAAGGGGACAAGCATGACTAAAGGAGAAAAACACATGATTGAACAAGGTACACCCACATGGTTTGCCCAAAGGCTTGGAAAAGCCACAGCAAGCAGAGTAGCAGACATTATTGCTAAGACTAAATCAGGTCCAAGTGCAAGCAGAGAAAACTATGCAACTCAGCTTGTATTGGAAAGGATTACCAATACCAAGGGAGAGTCATATACAAGCCCTGCAATGGAATGGGGAACAGCTACTGAACCATTAGCACGTCAGGCTTATGAGCTTAAACGTGGTCTATTTGTGGATGAGACAGGCTTTATTGACCATCCAACAATTGCAATGACTGGTGCTAGTCCAGATGGATTGGTTGGTTCTGAGGGTCTCGTGGAAATCAAGTGCCCAAACAGTGCCACACACCTCGATACCCTGATTACCAGAAAGATTCCTACTAAGTATGTCCCACAAATGATGTGGCAAATGATTTGTACAGGTAGAAAATGGTGTGATTTCGTAAGTTTTGATCCAAGATTTACACCAAATTTACAAATCTTTGTAGAAAGGTTGGAGTTTGATAACGTTTATGGAAAGATGTTAGAGCTAGAAGTTACTAAGTTTTTAGAAGAAGTTGAGCAAAAAGTTAAAATTTTGGAGCAAATGCAATGAGTAAAGTATTAAAAGAGATTAGCGTAATCACAGGTTCTTACACCAATGCTGAGGGCATGAAAAAGAACAGGTACACAAGAATTGGATCAGTTATTGAAACCAAGAATGGACCAATGCTTAAATTGGACTGTACACCTCTCAAGGAGGGAGGCTGGGATGGATGGGCTTACATCAATGATCCAAAGCCACAAGATGACTTTCAGAAGCCTCGTCAAGCAAGGCCTAACTACATTCCTGAAGATGACAATATTCCTTTTTGAGGTGAAACATGGACTTATTCAATATGATGGGCTTGCCTGCTTTTGGCACAATTCCCAAGTTCTTGGTGCGTAAGGATGCCATAGACACGTCAAAAGAGGCATCTGTGTCTGTAGATACCAAAAGCCTAGAAAAAATCGTCTGGGAGGTCATTAGAAGCCATCCAGATGGATGTATTTCTGATGAAGTGCTTGCAGAACTGAATCATTTGCCCTATAGTAGTGTTACAGCTAGGTATCAAGCCCTATTGAGGAAGAAGCTCATCATTGACACTGGAGACAGAAGAAATGGTAGAAGTGGTAAGCCTCAAAGGGTAATGAAGGCTGTATACATACCATAAACCTTGCAAGGATTTAAAAATGGGTTATCCAAAAATGGAAAAAGAGCCAAAGGGTGTTACATCAAGTGACATGACTGGCATGAAAAAGGTCAGAGTTCCTAAAGAGGATACTGAGACCTTTAAGACTGGCATGTCAGGTGAAAAAGCTCCCAAGGGTGCATTGTCTTCTGATACCTCAGGAGAGCGTAAAAGGCCTATCATGGGTGGAGTTGGCATGGGTAAGGCTGATGGCATTGGTGAGCGTGAAGCAAGCCACATGGGTCATCACGATGGGCGTTTGGGTGAAATGAAGGGTGGCACATCAGAAGCTACTGTTTACGAACACAAACGTATACCTCACGTTCAGGACATGTAAAAATCGAAAGCCCTAAAGTCATGTAGGACTAAAGGGCTTTCTAACCAACAAGTGAGAGGGCACTCGATGGCTGAAAACAATTGTAAGACATGCGTTTATTTCATGGGCAGTAATTTAGGTAGTTGTAGAAGATTTCCTACTTACCAAAACAGACATGAAAATGAATGGTGTGGAGAATTTGCAAAGAGCTTGGAGGCAGTTGCCAAGACTTCACCTGAGTCATGTGATTCAGGTGTTTTTTCTACCATGAGTCGCAAACTGATTGAATTACCAGTAGTTGCGAGTCCAAAAAGAGGGAGAAGGCCAAATGCTAAAACCTCTGTTTGATCGTGTTGTGGTCAAGCCACACGTCAGAAACATTTCTGATATTATTTACATTGATAACAAAGAACCCTTTAACGAGGGTGTGATTGTTGCAATAGGTCCAGATGTTGACCAATGCCAAGTTGGTGATCTCATCAAATATGGCAATGGAGACTACTTAGACTGGCCTACACAAAAGATTGATGGTCAGGACTACCAGATCATCCAAGAAGCAGACATTTGTGCAGTAATGGAGGTTTAAATGGTTGGACTATACGATAACATTCATGCAAAACAAAAACGTATAAAAGAAGAAAAGGCTGAGGGTAAGCCTGTAGAAAAAATGCGTAAG